TTATTTCTGGAGCTGCATGAAACTTAAATAAGTTTATAATTTGACTAACTTGTTTTGCTTCCGAACTACTTCTAGGATAAAATGCAAAACTAAAAGTAAATTCTCTCATATTAGGAGAACTATAAATTAATTCCAATTGTGGATTAACTACAGAATTTGTTAAAGCAGTAAATCCGACTGTTCCTATATTTGATGGCAATGATTGTAAAGCTTGATACATAAAAGGAGATAGATTTTTAGTAATTGCATTATTAACTCCTTTTCCACTTAACAAGTCATTTACTATGTTTGCTCCAGCGGTATACATTCCAAAATTTGTACTAACTTCACTATAGGCTTGTGAGTGTCCAAACTGTAAACTATCTGGCATGTAAAGAGCAATACTATTTTTTATCTTTTTAACTCTGTTTAAAAAGTTTTCTCCAGTAGTTTTACTAAAATTTAAACTGTCGGTAAAATTTTTAACACCCGTTACAATCTCGTTTGCTACTTGTTTTTTTGTTTCTTCTTTCCAATTTTGAGTCACACTATTAAAAGTATTAACTAGTGTGGAAGAATATTGTCCTAACATTTTGACTAGTGCAGATGCACCATCTTCTGTTGTGGAATAAAAACTACCTGGTTTATAAGGATAATTCCTTCTATATTTTGCTGTTTGGTTTCCGTCATCAAAACCGGAATATTCACCAACATCCACTTTTCTCTCATTATACTCTTGTGCATATATTGTAAATAACATATGATGAGGTACTTCAGATGATCCTAAATTTAGAGGATATCTATAGATCGATGGATCAACATTTTCTAAGTGTTCACCGGCATTTAGGGAATAATCAACCTCAGGTTGTTCCGTTTTTATTTGAATATCGGTAAGTCCGAACATTGCCATTACTGCTCCTTAAAGGTTACTAGATAGTATTTATGTCATATAAAGGAACATTTAAACCTAAAAATCCCTCAAAATACAACGGGGATGCAAATAACATAATCTATAGGTCCTTATGGGAATTGAGGGTTATGAAGTATTTGGACGACCATCCTAAAGTTATCTGGTGGGCCTCTGAAGAACTCATTATACCATACTGGAATCCGATTGACAATAGAAAACATCGTTATTTTCCAGATTTTGTGGCTAAAATGCAAACAAAAGATGGTACAGTCAAAACGGTTGTTATGGAAGTCAAACCTGAGAAACAAACCAAACAACCCGTTCAAAAAAGAAAAACGAAAAAGTATCTAGCTGAAACTGCAACGTATTTAATCAATCAATCCAAATGGAAAGCAGCCACGGAATTCTGTAAAGACCATGGATGGGAATTTACAATCCTAACTGAAAAAGACCTTGGATTGTGAGATAAATAAAGCATGGCTTACTTAATCGACCGTCTTAAAAACTCGCTCCAAAAAAAAGGTATCTCCACTAGATCAGGAGAGGCCAGAGCTTGGTTACAATACAAATTAAAACAAGTAACTGTTACTCCATCAAAACTTTTGGAGAGACAGGGACAAACTAATCAAACTATTATTGGTGGAATGTACTTCTATGTTTATGATCCAAAGACTAAAAATGAAATGGCATTCTATGATAAGTTTCCTTTGGTAATACCAGTTGAAAAATACAGCGATGGTTTTTTAGGATTGAATCTTCATTACATACATCCACAAAGTCGATTGGTGTTATTAGACAAATTAAGTGATATTGCCACAAATAATAGGTTTGATGAAAGTACCAGATTCAGAATATCTTACGGTTATTTAAAAAGAGCCTCACAAATATATGAACATCACACTTGTTTAAAAAGATATTTGTATAGTCATGTCCGATCTAAGTTCATAAAAATAGATGCTGATGAATGGGACATTGCAGCTCTATTACCAGCAGAAAATTTTGAGAAAAAAACAAAAGAAGAAATATACGGAATCTAAGGAAAAAAAATGCCATTTGTACCAAATGAGTTCTTATCTCACATCAAATCTAAGGGCGGACCTGCAAAAACTAACAGGTATCAAGCATTGATTCCATTGCCAAAAATTATTAGAGATGAAATACCTGATCCTGATATGGTATCTCAATTTTTAGATTTTGTTACTGATCCTCTAAAAACAGCAAAAGAAAAAGTTCAGAGTGCTATTAATAACAATGAAAGTGTGACTCAAATATCAAGATATCTAGCACTTCAATGTGAATCGACAAATTTTCCTTCAAAATCATTACAAGTAACTGCTGCAAAAACTTATGGGCCTGTTTTTAAAATACCAACAGCTGTTGAATATGGAAATTTCTCAATGACATTTATGTGTACGAATGATTTTTTTGAAAGAAAATTATTTGAACGATGGTTAGAAGTCATAGTACCAACAACAACAAATGATTTTAGATTTCCGAGAGGAGATAAGATTGAAAATTCCTATTTGTCACAAATATCCGTATTTCAATATGACGATTTTGTTAGACAAGTTTATGGGATTACTTTACAAGATGCTTTTCCAATTTCAATAAACGATCAAGTAGTAAGTTGGACGGATGATAATTTTCACAGAATAACTATTAATTTTGCATATCACAAGTATAAAACAATCTATGAAGGAAAGTTTGATACTGATGCTATTGTTAGTTCCGTTTTAAGTACACCGGGAGGAGCTTTCGAATCATTAAAAACTGCATTTACTAGTTTAGCAAATCCTTTTAGTAATGGTGGTTTATTGGATCCAGCAACTAACTTTAGTGGTTACGGTGTTTTTAGATAAATTTTAATTAGGGAGTTTTTTTATGTTACCAAAAATTGATGTGCCTGTATATGAAACAATTTTGCCTTCAAATAATCAGGTTATTAAGTTTAGACCGTTTTTAGTTAAAGAACAAAAGATTTTAATGATGGGTGCTCAAGCATCCGATCCAAAAGATATTATTGATGCAATCAGACAAATTTTAACAAATTGTATATTAAGTGATATTGACATTGAATCATTACCAGTTTTTGATCTTGAGTTTTTGTTTTTAAATCTTAGAGCAAGATCGATAAATGAAGTTGTTGAAATTAAATACCGATGCAACAATGATCTATCTTCCGATAAAGAAGATAAAGATGATAAAGAAGAATTGAAAAAATGTACCGGATTTGTTACATTTAATATTAATGTATTAGATATTAAACCAGAGTTTGGTGAAGGCCATACGTCCGATATCAAATTATCAGAAAAAGTTGGAATGAAATTGAAGTATCCAACATTTGAAATGATGAAAGATTTGGACACAGAAAGTAAATCCGAAGATGATGTAATGTATGATTTACTTGTTAATTGTATAGATTTTATATACGATGAAAACAATATGTACTATCCAAAAGATTCAACAAAAGAAGAAATTGGAGAATTTATCGACAATCTTCAACAAAAGAATCTAGAACAGATAAAAACATTTTTTGGTACAATGCCAAAAGTAAAAAAAGAATTAGATTTTGTCTGTCCAAAATGTGGATTTGAAGATCACATAATACTGGAAGGTGTACAAAATTTTTTCGAATAACTCTTTCCCATGATAGTTTAGAAAACTATTATAAAACAAACTTTTCACTAATTCATCATCACAAATATAGTTTGACTGAATTGGAAAATATGATACCGTGGGAAAGAGAGATATATGTTTCTTTATTAGTAGAACATTTGGAAAAAGAAAAACAAAGAGTAGAAGCCGAAAAACAAAATAGGAAAAAACGATAATGGCTAAAAAAGAAGAAGAATCGAGATTAGCACAATTACTTAGACAAGAACTCAAAGCTGGAAGAGGTCTTGCCGATGCTTTGTCAAACTCTTATAGAGAAAAACAAAAAGAAAGAGCTGATCTTAGAAGATATTTTCCTAAAGGTGGAGTTGCCGGTTTAGCACTTCAGTCTATGTTTGGTAAACCATATCAATACAAAGAAAGACAATCTACTCAACAACAAACAACACAAAAGAAAACACAAACTGCTAATCTTTCCCTTACAAAAAGATTAGTAACAAATAGTGATTCTATGGCAAAAGATATGCGTATTATGAAAATTAATATGATACGCTTTGTCAAAGGAATGGGTTTAAAACCTTATAATGAAAGAAACGTGACATCTAGGGTTCCATCAAGAACAGGTGCGAACAGAAATACCACAACGAATAGTGGGAATGGTGGAATCGGAGGAGGTATTTTAGGTCAAGCCGTTGGTGGATTATTTGGTGCTGCTTCTTTTGTTGGTGATGTGGCTAGTGGAATAGTTAAAGGAATAGTTAGTGTTCTAGGAACTGGATTTAAAATTGGAGCAGGTATATTAGGAGGTGTCGCTTCTATTTTGGGAACAGTTGTGGGAGGAGTTATTAGTATTGGTGGTGGTGTTGTTGGTGGAATATTTAGAGGACTAGCATCAGCAGTTAGTGGAATGGGATTGATGGGTGTGATAGCTTTAGCTGGTGCTGGATTCTTGGCATATAGACTATCAAAATCAATTACCGGAACTTTAGACTTTGATACTGTATCAGATTTTCTGACAAAACGATTAAAAGAATTCTTTGGAATGAAAGAGGGTGAATCATTTAAAGATAAAATTTATAGTGGACTTGGAAAGATTGATGAAAAAACCGGTTTAAATACGACTGGTGTTTTCGAAAACATTGAAAAAACATTTGCTAAATTTGTTGGGTTTTCCACTTCAATGATTGAATCAGTTGTCAGTATAGTATCAAAAACTGGCGAATTAGCTATGAACGAAATAAAAGCATCAGTTCTAAGATATGGTACAATAATTGCAAAGACTATGATAGGAATTGCAGGAGTATTAGGAGGAGCAAAACTAGCTTCTTCTTTACTTCCACTTCTAGGTGTGGCAATTGGAACTGGAGGTATTGGTGGAGTTGCAATTGGATTAGGAACATTATTTGCTGGAGGAACTTTAGCTTATGGAACATATAAAGGTGCAGAAGCTTTACAACAACAAGTAAAAGATTTTCTAACAACAGCAGTAATGCCAGATACGGTTGATGGCAAACCAAATGAGAAGAAACTTCTCATGAATAAAATGATGAGTAAAGAATTCAGAACTCAACTTAATGATATTGAACTATTGAGAAGTGATGCTGCAGGAGGATTAGATCCTATCACAAATCAACCTGTAACACCAGCAGCACAAATGGCCGCAGCTAGAAAAATTGATGCGATTAAAAATGATAAAAAAGGAGTTTATTATCAAGTTGTTGAAGGATTTAAAAAACTTTATGGAGTAGATGTTACTGATCCAAATTTTGATCCTTCAAAATTAGTTCTAGATGATTTAGATAAAAAATCTGAAATTTTAAAAAGAGATATTGGAATTATTTCAAAAGGAATGTATCAAGATGCTCAAACTTCTGGACAATTTGAAAGTAATAAAGTTGAAAGTGAACAAGAAAGAAGAAGGGGTGCAACAAGAGTAAGTGGACAAACTTCTGGAGAAACTTCTGCAAGTCAAATGGAAAGACTGAGAGCATTGATAGCCAGAGGCGAATCTAGAGGTGATTATGATATCATCAATAAAGAAGAAGGTGGTAAATATAAAGCATACAAAAAATGGAAAACTGGAGCTGGTACATTATTAAGTGAATCCAGTTTAAATGAAGTATTGAGGGATATGATTAGTGGAAGAATACATGCTGCTGGAAAATATCAATTCATAGAAGGAACTTTAAAACGAGCTATGAAACTTGCTGGTGTTTCTGGATCAGATTTGTTCAATCAAGAAACACAAGATAAATTAGCCGATGCTTGGATTAAAGAAACTATAAAAGGAGCAAAAACTCCAGAAGAAAAACAAAAAGCATTAGCTAAACAATGGGCTGCTTTAGAATATGAAGGTGGTAAGTCATACTATGAAGGAAAACATAATAGAGCATCTGTATGGGCAAATGAAATTCAAGAAGTATTCAATACATCTACACCTGTACTAGCTAATAACGAACCTAAACCAACACCGGATGTTGTTCCACCTCAATCTAGAGATTTTAGTGAAGTTTTTATGGAACAATTTGATGCTATGTTTGGAACAAATCTATCAATCGCTAAACAACAAATGTCCTCAAAAGAACTTGAATTAAAGTATCTTGCCACAATAGCTAAAAATACCGAAGTTTCAAATTCAAATATAAGTGCAGATAACCCCAATGCTCCATTTAAATTTGCACCATAAAAAAATCCCCGCCGAAGCGGGGATCCCAAGACTTAAAGATAAAGGAGGTTTTAGTCTTGTGCTGCTAATGATTTGAAATAATCCAAATCATCATCTTCGTCTAATGACGGAGATTTCTTCTTCATAACAACTTCAACATCATCTTCCAAGTCTGGAGATAGAGTTGTCATTGCAGGTGTAATATGTTCTGCTCTAGTTCTTGGAGCAGGACTTCCACCATCAAATCCCAACACTTTGTCAAGTTTTGCTTTAAGCACATCATAAGATTTAAAGTGTTTAGGATCGATCAAATCTTTCAGAGAGAATGACTTCTTCCAAATAGATTCAATCTTTTCATCATCGCCATCAAACAATGCTGATGGAGATTCGAACTCTGATTTATCATAATTACGATAACCTTCTACATTACGGATCTTCAGTTTAAAGTTTGCACCTTCCCAGAAGTCGAATGGATTAACAGCTTTCTCATCCTCAAATTGTGGATTCATTGCTTCGTTAATCTTATCAAAGATTTTCTTACCAAACTTGTATAGTTTGATTTGTCCTTCATTCTCTGGATTCTTGGGATCAGAAATGATAAGAACGTTTGCAATATAAACTAAACGGCGTTTTTGTTTACGTGCAATTTCCTTGTTCGCTTCAATACCAGAATTCCAAAGAGTTGAATTGTATTCTGAAACTGGATCTTTTTGACCAAGTGTAGTCAATGAGTTTTCAATGTACCAACCACCTGGACCTTGAAATCCGTGATTGAATAGTTTAACCCATGGAAGTCCTTCATCACCATCGACAGATGGTGCGTCAAGAAAACGAATGATAGCCATACCGTTACCAGCTTTATCTACTTCTGGTTGCCAGTATCGTGTATCTTCTTTGGAGTTTTCTTGCGGTTGAACTGTATCTTGAATTGCCTTAGTAAGTTTCTCTAAGGAACTGCGGTTCTTTTTGAATTTAGAAAAGTCTGACATTGTATTCTCCTCGTATGATTGTATGTCGTTGTATAAGCATCTTATTCACTTGTATCATTATATACTAGTATATAGTCATCTTGCAAGTTATTATTATAGGTAATGTAAATAACTGCCGATGATATATTTTGGTTCACTAATCGGTTTAAAACCGATATGTGGATGTGTCCACATTGGTGGAAACATTAATAATTTTCCAGCTTCTGGTTTTATCTTCTGTTCAATAGGTAAACTTCTATTATACTGAAATCCTGTTTCGCCACCTTCTT